TCCTCACCTGTCTCCATCATGTCACGGAGGCGTTCCGCTCGCGCTCCTACTTGCTTTGCCCAGCGTGAGTCCATCATCTGGGTTGCAGCTTCTGACCAATCGCCTGCTTCTAACGCAGCGATCATTTGCCCGAACTTCTTAAAAGTTGGCAGTCCGAGGTTAAAGATCATGTCTGCAACGACGCGCTGCCGAACTTCAGACAGGTCAAAGAACCAGTCGAAAGTAACAGCTACTTCGTTCATCACAACTTCAATGTCGTTGTCTAACAAAAAGTCGATTTCATCGTCCAGGAGTCCACGGTCTTCGATATTACGACCGACTCCGATTGTCAGCTTACCGCTTGTACAGCGGTATGGAAATTTTTCAACGCCTTCATGCAGACGAAGCTGCTTAAAAAGTCTTTGTTTGTCCATCATTCAATCCCAAAGGTTGCTCTGGTAACTGGATCAGGCACCAGGATAGGCGACACTTGGCTACCTATTTGTGCTGGTGGCTGTACGTTTGGTACAGGTATTGGTGTAGAAGGTACCACATTTGTAGTAGGGCGTGGTGCAGGTACGGGGGCCGCGGATTGTGTACCTTGACTTACTGGCTCTCTTTGTTCTGGCTCTCTCGACTGTTGCGCCTCTTCCTGCTTTAGCTTGCGGCGACGGTCTTCGCGAGTGATCGCACGGATCTCGGACCGCGGCACAAAACGCCAGGTGTCATTCTTACGCATGTTGCGCTCGGTAGTCTCTGAAATTTCAAACGGATCGAACCGGTTTCTCAAAATTCTCTCAAGGTTTTGCTTGCCTACAATCTTGGAAAGCTCGCGGCGGATCTTGGACTTTGGTACTCCCAGGCGTTCCAAGTCTTCCATGACCAACCGGAACCGTGTATCTACACGATACTTCGCTTCGTTGGCCTTCAAGAATGCGTCCATGACCTGAGATTCGTTACCTACGTCAGGACGGCTCATTGGCTGGTTAAAGATTGAGGCAACCTCACGAAGGTCACGTCTGTATTCCAGTCCCTTGAATGCCATGCCTCGCTCAAGGTTGATTGTGCTTTCTGTCAAACCAGTCACTGCTCGGACAAGCTCACCCGCAATCTGACGCTCGAAACCTGCCTTATCTTTCGTAGACAGGCCAAGTTCTTCTGCTATACCAGTCTGGTTTATCCATGCTTGAGCGAACCGGCCAAGACGTGGATCACCTGATGCAGTTGTAAACGGAAGCGCGTTCGGTAGGAATGCATCAACGATGTGCAAGAAAGACTTAGACATCTTGTCGCCAGGGGAATCTTCGTCACTGTAGATACGCGCCCCGGTCTGTGTTTGACCACCACGGCCACCGCCTGGTGAACCAAGTGGAGCTACGTCAATCAAGCGGCCTGCAAGAATTGACTCGCCAACAAATGGCTCGAAGAACTCGCCAAGTGATGCGCCAAATGTACCAATGGCTGCTGCTGCAGGGTCTTGTCCACGCGCTTCTGCTTCGCTAAATGCGTTGAGTCCGGCAACAATCGTGCTTTCAAACAGCTCGTATGGGTTTGTGTAACTGAAGTTGAGGAAAGTTGGCAATCCTTTTTCGTCCCGTCCCGTTGGAATCAACCTAGCGTTCTTCTCCCAAGGTGGAGCCATTGTTCTTTGGTATGCATCCAACTCTTCTTTGCTAACACCTGTCAGTGAACTTGCAATGTTCTGCAATGCAATCGGCATTGTAGCGGTTGTAAACAACGCGCCGCTCAACCGACGCAAGCCAATCTTCTGCATCTCTTTGTTGGTAGACGCTAGTTCCTTAAAACCGCGACCAATCGTATTGGCTCCAGTACGAATGATTTCTGCAGGGAAGGATACGAAGTTACCCATGATTGGAATTTTACGCAGTGCCTGGACTGCTGCAGGAGTAGCGTTGTAGTTAGGCACAGTGTTTCTAACGATATCTGCAGCCTCTTCCTTCAGCAGCTGATTCATGTTCTGACGACCAGCAACCGCGGGCCGTGATCCTTTAAACAGTTCGTACACGTCGTCGGCGCTCATACCACGAGTCGCGTTCCGAAGTTTTTGCAGCTCAAACTTGTAGTTGTAAATCTTCCACACGTCGTCGCCACCTTGATAGGCGCGTTCTGCGAAGTTGATCCCACCGTACAGGAGTTTCCCTGGCTTTGTGTCCTTGATGCGGTTGCCATACTTTGCACCAACAGGAAGTCCTGTTAGTTCAATAAGTTTATCTGCAGAGGTCTCCTTGCCGCTAACACCCGCACCTGCGCGAATCAAATCCTGTAACTCACGCAACTCGGCCTGTGTACCTACAACGCCAAGTTTTTGTAACTCTTCAAGCTCCGCAATTAACTCGTTATTGCGAAGACCTTTAAGATCATTCAGAACCAAACCAAAAGATTCACCAAGATTTGCACCACGTCCTATGTTGCCCTGCATCAAAGCAAACATCGATGCAGAGGTGACGTTACGAATCTGAGTGATGGGAGACAATACTGTTTTTGCGTACTGGACCCTGGACTTTGCTTGAACAGCACCTGTCCATAGAAGACGGCCTATGTCTTCTAGCGGGTTTGTTTGACCAACAAGAGTCCGGCTCAACATATCGTACACAGGCTGCGGCACTGCAAAGCCTTGCAAAGACCCATAACTAGATACAACCGGACCGACGCTGGAAGTTAACCTGCCCTGTGTGTCAATCTCGCCATCGAGCACTCGATATCCCAAGGTGTTTACTAGTTCTTTGTTCTGGTCCGCTCGTGCTTTTGCAAGTTGTTGTATCTGTTCTGGCGACGCACCATCTGGAACCTTTAGTCGAGTGTCTACAAATAGCTTTCTAACCCCAGCATTTGTCCTGCTTAACTCTCTAATCCTTCCGTAGAATTGATCGATTGCACGAAACTCAGACATGTCGGCAACCGTTCCAAGAAACGCTTCGTCAATATCTAAGATTTCTCCAAGGAGCTTACGCTGATAATCTTTTAGGTCGCCGAACTTACGGAGGAACAGCGCAGGATTGAGCCTGTCTCTAGCAATTTCTTTTCGGCCTTTTAGCGCAGTTTGGTTTTTAATCCTGTGCATCTGCAAGAAGTTTCTCGCAGCAGTTTCCGCTTGAGCCTGACTAACCGTGTTGTTAACCAAAAAGTTGGCTTCGCCTTCTGCAAGCTCGTCCGCGTTCCTCGCAAGACCAAGGTTTGCAGCGGAATACTGAGGGTTTTGAATAGAACCGTCTGGACCTTTGTATGTCTTGTTCAGCTTCTCAAGAATTTGACGAGTAGCAAGAGGGTCATTTTTAAATCCATCAATCGCTTCTCGCATTGCTTCATCGGAAGGCTTGTACGAAGCATTTTCAAACACTTTGTATCGACGACGGATGTAACCATTCAGGTTACTCTTGATGGTGTTGATCAACGCCTCGGCAGAGTCTTCGTCTGTAATAACGCCCTGTCTTTGAAGGTTTTGAATGTAGTCGCTATTCAAAACGTCGGCAGCCAGGTTGTCGACCTGACGACGCATCTCACGAACAGGAGCTTGCAGTGCTTGAGGAAGCTCGTCCAGATTTGACTGAAGCGTTTCACTTGTCCTGGATGTTAGAACATTCTCAATTGTATTGAAGAACTGACGCTGCAAAAGCTCAGATGACTGACCAGATGCTTTTGAATACTCATCAACCGTATCATCAAGAATCTTGCGCATGTTGTTCAACGTGCCCTGCGCACGTTTGATTGCGCTTTCGCCTCGACCAGCAATTAACAGCCGCTCATTTGCAAGCTCTTGTGGAAGGTAGCCTCTGAACCGTAATACAGAAAGAAAGTCAGACAACGTCTGCTCTCCAAAACGAAGAGGTGCGTTAGGGTCTTCAAGAATGCGACGCTGCTCTAAATTTTGTAAGTAATCACCTACACTTTGAGCTGGTCTTGACTCTCTAACTGCGCGAGCAATTGGAGAAAGAACCGGGGCAAGTCCTGTTGCTGCCACATCTCCAGCTTTCGCTGCCGCGGTAAAGGTAGCTCCGAGGGCCGTGGGCAGAGTAGCAGTAAGCACACCTGTTTCTGTGCCGATCTTGATCTTATTGCCAAGGCGACGGATTGCTTCTTCGCGTCCAGATAAACCAAGTGCGGTGTCTGTTTGAGTCGGTCCGCCTTCAAAGAAGTCAGCAATAGTTGTTGCATCATCTGTTGCAACCATAATGTCGGCACCCGCTGCTGCGCCAACAGTGTAAGCACCCAAAGCAAACTTTTCGCCAGGGTTTAGTGGGTCAA